GGCACATCAATCTTAACATTCATGTCTGGAACTACATTAATTGATAATGTATATTCAGGTGTAAATGTTGGAAGGATTTGTTCAAGAATTTGTAGACCATCTTCTTGAGTTTTAGTCAGAATGTATAGTGATAAGTCCAAGTTATACGGAACAGGAGTATACATGGTTGATACTGAACCAGTGCCGTCACCACACTTCAATTGTTGCATACGATTTACTTTGCGTGATGGATCGTAGTTGTAACCAATAATTTCAAATGACATTCTTGGTAGTGAAACGTAAGTGTGGTTTTCTAATGTTGGATCTTGATCTAAACGAACTACCCATTTTTCTTTTGGAGCATATGCAAGTGGTACTTGTAATCGTTGAATAACATTACCAGTTACAGAATCGCCTTCACGACGATCGATATAGATGTCGCTGAATAGAGTGCCGAATCCTACGATGCACTTACGAATTATTCCGTGATAATATACATTATTGTTTAACATTATTCAGTATTCTTTGTGATATCTACTTCACCAAATGGATTGGCGACGCTAAACAAAACATCTGCGCCTTGAGTTTTAAATTTATTATTGTCACCGTAAGATTCTGTTTTATCAATATCAATATCAATAAATGCAGTTGCTATGGCAGTTATTCCACTTGGTGGTGCTGCAATTGTAATCACTGGAGCAGATGCATAACCTGTTCCACCATCAGTAACAGTAATAGAAATAACTTTGCCAGCAGTTGTTCCAGAACCAAGATTAGCAGTAGCAGTTGCTTTACCTGATGAGAATGTAACTGCTGGAGCAGTGGAATATCCAGATCCCTGATTTGTTACATTAATATGAGTTACATAACCAGTGTTGTTTCTTGTAGTATTGGTGCTGAATGTTTTGAGAGTTTCAAAGGCATCAATTTCAGAGATACCAGTATCAATTCTTTCTGAAGAGTACTGGAACAATTCAACTTGTAATTTGTAAACATAAAGTTTACCAAGTTGATAAAATGGATCTTGATGTTTGACAAACTTAATTTCAAACATACCTTTTGTTAGAGGGAAGTAAAGTAGATCACCTTCATTTGGACGAGATGAAATTTGTGTAACACCATAACGACCAACAAGTTGATCCCAACGTCTTTTTGCAACTACCAATGTAGCTGACTGTTCCATCATAAGACCAAACTTCTGAATAAATGCACCTTGACCATCAAGCGAATCTACATTCTCAAAATACATTTCAATTGGAAATGAAGACTTAAATTGAGAAAGACGATCCTCGCCAAGAATTTCATCTTTGGAAACTAGTGTTCTTGGAATATAAAAGAAATCCTGACCATAGATCTTTAAAGATTCTATGATGAGGTCTTCAATTAATAATTGTTCAGACCCAGTTCCATTAGTAAAGTATACATTACGAGACATTAATTATCCCATGAAAAAATCTAAGGGTGCAGACTTGTTCATTAATTCGTCTTCATATTCTTTTATTTCTTCTGTTGCTTCAGCGTATAGTTTATCACCATCAAGTGTAACTCCACCTGGAAGTTGTAGACCACTAAACTTTTTAAGATTAGTGCCCCATTGTTTTTTAATTAAAGCAGTAACATAATGTTTTAACCATGGCTCGTTATAGACTTTAGACCATGTTGTTGGATCCATTGCACGATAACTTTGAACGATAATGTAATCGCCAAGAATAAAATCTGTTTGCCAGTTAGCGTCTAGATAAAGACGATTTGACATACGATTAAAGCGGAATCCTTGATGACCATTTAACTCAAAATCTAATAGAGCCAAATGACTCATTACAGTTTTGTAATAGATTAAAGAAGTTGATGTTAGATCATACAAGTCATTTAGACGTAACTGATACTGTAAATCAAAGATATTCTTTGAAGAAGATGCTTGACCCACAGATAGAATCTTTGTGACACCCCAGACATAATCTGGAATTTCAACATAACGATTATCATATTCACGTAAAGTGATTGAACTTAATGTGGCTACATGACCAGAAGAACCTGCAATAGCCTCTCCAGCTATAAATGTACCAGTAACATTTCGAACTAATAACAAAGTACCAGTAGAAGTTCTAGTGGATTCTCTACATACTTCTGCAATAGCACCAGAAGTTGCACCAGTTATTTTTTCAGCAAGAACAAATGTACCCGCAACTGATGTAGATAATGTAATTTCTGATGCACGAATTTGTTGTTTTAGATAGATTTGTTCTATACCTTCGTAGTGGTATAGTCTCCAATAATCTAATGCTTCATCAATACGATCTTCGACCTGATCATCATCTACGTTAATCTCAAGCACAGGTGCACCCAATGCTCTTAGAGCATATTGTTTTAATCCATCTCTTGAAGTGACTGCCATATAATTATCCTAGTGCGATTGACATTGCCACTGCTTTGTTAAGAGCCTCAGTAGCTGCAAATGATGTAGTGGCAATTTGCGTTGTAGAAGTTCCTGCAGCTGCAGTTGGTGCAGTTGGAACACCAGAAAACGCAGAACCAGAAACAGAATCAGTTTGAACAACTGTTCCATCTACCGTAGTTGTAATTGTTCCAACCCCACTATCTACCACAGCAATAGAACTATTGGCTTGGGAAATAGATGTTCCACCAGTGATAGAAGCCCACTGTAAACCTGTAGCTGTTGATTGGAGATATTGACCTGATGTTCCTGCAGTACCACCGACAACCAGTGTTCCAGGAAGAGTAAGAGAGCCTGATGATAATATCAGACCATTTTTGACTTTAAATTCGTTTGCCATTTCGTTTCATTTTCCACGAAATGAAGACTGCTTAAGCAGTCCCCATATTAAAACAACATTAAACAACCAACAGAGTACGCTGGATATTAATAGTTGCTGAAGTTGCCGATGCCATTGTTACTGTTAACACAGCGTTAGCACTAACAATACTGCTTGTAAACGTGCACAATACACCATTTGTTTCAATGACTGCAAATTCAGTCATGTATGTATTAGTGCCGTCTTGGATAACCATGATTTCGCTAACTTGATAGTTAGAACCTTGAGTAACTTGTACCAAATATTTGGCAGAGCGATAAGTTGCTTTAGCCCATGAATCAACAGTAGTTGCTGAAGTAGTAGCAACAGTTGCTTGTACGACGTTATCATTGGCAACAGTAACTGCAGACGCTTGATAGTTAATAGCACTATTGAAAGACTTATTAGTTAGTGTTTCAGTTCCAGCTAAAGTAGCAAGAGTACCAGTAGTTGGTAGAGTTACCGAAGTATTACCAGTAGCAGTAAATGTCTGAGTAAATGAGCCAGCGTGAGATACGTTACCTGCCAGAGTTAATGTGTTAGATCCATTATTAACACCAGTACCACCGTAAGTTGGACCAACAACAGTACCTTGCCAAACACCAGTACCGATAGTACCAACAGAAGTAAGAGAAGAACCAGTAACACCAGAACCTAATGTTGTAGCATTAAGTACTGAAGTGTTGTTAATCTTAAATGCTTTACCAGAAGCAATGTTCCAGTCTTGGTTAGATGTCCACTGAGTATTTGTATTATCATAAGTGATAGTTTTATCAGTAGTACCCTTAAGAGTAATACCACCACCATTGGCAGTACTGTCTGTAGGAGAAGCAATAGAACCTAATTCAATATTAATATCATCAACAGTAACTGTTGTTGAATTTACAGTAGTTGTTGTACCATTTACAGTTAAATTACCAGTAACTGTTATATCATTATTAACAGTAACAGTACCACCAGAAGCAGAACCTAAGTTTACGTTAGTTGTGGAACCAGCTGCACCGCCAGTACCAATGTTAATAGTTTTGGTAGTTGCGCTGGCAGTAGCACCAGTAGCAATATTAGTAGTATTAGCAGCAGTGCCAGTATAACCAAGTGTTAATGCTGTAGAAGAAGCAAATGCCGCAAAAGTTGCGCCACCATCAATACTAGTAGTGAAAGTTGGAGCAGTACCAAATACTAATACACCAGAACCAGTTTCATCTGTAACAGCAGATGCTAAGTTTGCCGATGAAGGGGTTGCCAAGAAAGTAGCAACACCAGTACCTAGACCAGAAACACCAGTAGAAATTGGTAAACCAGTAGCATTAGTCAATGTTCCAGAAGAAGGAGTTCCTAACGCACCACCATTATAAAGAACTGTACCACCAGAACCAAAAGCAATACTGCTTGAATCAGTACCAGTAAATGTTAGTGTATTAGAAACAGTAAGAGTTTTTCCATCGACAATAGTTAAAGTAGAACCAGTTGCTGGAGTAGTAAGTGTTAT